GAAATGACATTAAAAAAATTTCACGATGAAACTGGTGTAAGGTTATTCCCTGAAAAATCTGGAAATTGTAAAATAATCTTTCAAGATGGATTTGAACGTAAAATGAAGATTAAAAATTTAAACTTGTAATGCTTTAAATGAAATTATTTAATTACTTTAACTACTTTTTCATTTTCCCTGTTTTTGACTATTGAAACATGAACCCATTTATAATCATACTCATTTACAAGTTCAGTATAATATAAATTTTTCTGGATATATTCAAATAATTTTTTATTTAATTCTTTTGTTCCCAGATTAATATCAGAAGCATAGCCGAATAGATGCATACTAGCTTTTGCTCCACCCACCAATTTATTTAATTTTTTACATCTAAAAGTTGATGTGGGAGTGAAAGCACCAAATTCTTTTCTAATAGGTTCAAGTATCATTTCACAAAGATATTTCATATTTATTATTTCAAATTGGGATGGAGTATTATCAATTTTATTTGCAACTGCTGTTTTACTAAAAATTAATTCTTCCAGACTAAAATTTTCTGATACTTGCATAAAATAAAAAAAGGATTTAACCTATATATTAGATTAAATCCTTTGAAGTTTATTTGAATAATATTTTTCTATTATCAAATAAAACTAAAGCGATAACTATAAATGTTATTATCATTTTTTTAAGTATTCCTTTCTAGCCAAAATAGCTTCTTGTTCAGTTTCAAAAGTTCCAAGATGAATTTTTTTAGATTTAATTGAATAAACTGCCGTATATCTTTCCTCACCATTTTTTAAAACAACTTTTCTAACTCCAACATTTTCAACTTTTTGTTTCTTCACGTATTTTGGTTTACTGTTTTCACATCTTTCACTGTTTTTAGCATTTTCTGTATAACTTACAAATCGCAGATTGTTTACGTTGTTATTAGTTTTATCTCTATTGATATGATCTATCACTAATTTGTAATCAACATTTGGTTTTACTAAAAATAAATCAGATATGATTCTATGTACATGTTTAGTAGTTATAGTTTCATCATCTGCAATCATTCTCACATTCCTATATCCATTTTTATCGATACACATTGTTAAGTAATATATTTCTTTTCCTTTAAAACTTCTAATTCTTCCAAAATCGCTGGCTTGATAAAATGAATAATTTGGAATGTTTACCCATGTTTCGATTTGATTATTGTTTTGCATAATATAAATAGTTAATTATTAATATATCTATTAAGTTGCAAAAGTCACTTTTTTCCACTTCGAATATAAATCCTTTAATAATACAATTTTTCTTTAAATAGTTATATTGGAATAATACAATAAATTATTAGAATAATACAATATTATATCTTTTTGATAAAATATATAGGTTATGAATGTTTACGAATTAGAAATAAAAGATATTGAAAGTGGTACATATGCAATTAGTCTTGTAGCAGACCCAGCAAACGAAAGTGAATTCATGTTCTTTTCTAAAGAACATGAAGAACATGTACAATTTTCAATAAATGAGGAAAGAATGGAAATCACTGGTGTGGTATTAGTTCCAAATCAAGAAATTTTAAGAAGGAATACAGAAGAAGGTTATTATAAAGTATTCGCATCCGCTGAAACAATTAGACAAAGTTGTATTAGGTTTTCTGAAAACAATTTTTTAAAAAATACAACTTTGGGACATCAGGATCAAATTAATGATACGGTTTTTTTTGAAAACTGGCTTATAGTTGACATCAATAATGATAAAGCAAATGCAATTGGATTGAAAAATTTGGTAGCTGGTTCTTGGGTATCAACATTGAAAGTAAACAACAGAAAAACTTGGGAGGATGTAAAAAATTCGAATGTGGCAGGATTTTCAATTGAAGGTTTATATTCAAAAAAATTGGTTGAAAAAAAATTGGAATTATCTAAAATTGAAGAACCGAAAAAATTGGAAAACATAATTCCAAAAATAAATAAAAAAAATAATATAGATATGAGTTTATTTACAAAATTAAAAACATTATTAAGTGAAGTTGAAAATGAAAATGTTGAAAAAGTTGAATTTGTGGACGTTAAATTGGAAGATGATACTTTAATTCGAATTGATGATGCAACTTTAACAGTTTCTAAAATAAATGAAGATGGTACACTCACTCAAATGGAAGATGGTACATATATTTTAGAATCTGGTGAAACTCTTCTGATTATAGATGGTAAAAAAAGCATTGAAGCGGTAAAACCAGACGAAATAATGAAAACTGAAATTCAACAAAGCAAAATTGATTTTGAAATAGTTGAACTTAAAAAAATAGTATCAGAATTTGAGAATGAAAAAATAAAATTTGAATCGGAAAAAAATGATTTAAATTTTAAAATTGTTGAATTAGAAGGTAAAATTGTTGAATTGGAAAAACAACCTATGATTGAAAAGACTCCAATTTTTACGGAAATATCTAAAAAAGATTTGTCAAAAGCTGAAATGGTTTTGAATAATCTAAAAAAATTCAGAGAAAATAACAAATAATAAAAACATCCGAAAGGACTAAAAATTAATTAAAATAAATATGGCTTTAAACATTACATCGAACTATGCAGGAGATTTAGTTCAACCAATTTTGACAACATCAATTTATGATGCTAAGTCAATTGAAAAAGGTTACGTGACAGTACACGTTAACGCAAAAGATAAAATGAATGTTCCAATCGGCACTTCAACTGTAACAATTCAAGACTATGCTTGTGATCCAACATCTGCTGGTTCTTTCACATTGTCAGAAAAACAATTTGATATGAATAAATTTCAAGTTTACACAGAGGTTTGTTTCGATGATTTGAGAGATTCTTACTATGCTTCACAATTGAAACCGGGTTCGTTGAAAGATGCAGAAGGAACATCAGATATAATTTCTTTCATAACATCAGAATTGACAAGAAAAGTTTCAAAATCTGTCGAAGTTGGAATTTGGTCTGGTGCTTTAGCTTCAACTATTGAAGGTTTTCACGCACTTGCGGTAGCAGATGCTGGTGCAACTGAAATTTTGGGTACAACAATTACAAAAGCAAATGTTGTTGCAGAAATTGATAAAGTTATCGCTGCTATACCAGATGCGGTTTATGCAGATACTAAAATATATGTAAGTACTTCAACTGCACGACTTTTGCAATTAGCACTTCCAGAGCAATACCCGTACAGCTTCAAGATTTCTGATGAAACTCCTTTGATGTTTAGAGGTTTTGAATTAAGAGTTGTTGATCTTGCCCCAAATAAAATGCTTGCATCTAAACCAGAAAACTTGCATTTAGCAACTGATTTGCTTTCAGATTTCAATCAATTTAAATCTGATTTCATTTCAGCTAAATCTGATATCGTTTTCTACAAATTACAATTCAAACTTGATACGTTAATTACTAATCCATCTGAGATCGTAGTATACAACTAAAAAAATTAAAATGTGGGTAGTTTAATATTCGGCTACTCACATTTTTTAAAAGAATAATAAAAAATTAAAATATAAAAATTATGTCATGTTTGATAAGTGAGGGATTAAATCAAAAATTGTGTACGACCTCAATTGGAGGGATCAAGAAGGTCTATATTGCTAATACAGAGGATGTTGAATCGTACACTGATACTGTTTTGAATGATGGTATTATCAATGCGGTTGTAATGGTTTCAGGTGAATTGTTTTATGAATTTGAAATTGATAAAAGTTCAAGTAACGCTACTTGTGTACAAGCAGGTGCAAATAACAAATATTTTACACATACAGTTGATTTTTTCGTTAGTGCGGATTACGATAAAGCGGCAATTGCAGCTAACTTTTTGAGATTAGGTAAATTTGTAGTTATCGTTGAAATGCTAGATGGAACAAAAATTTTGTATGGTTCAACCGCTGACGGATTGTCTAGTACAGTTGTTGAATTGAACACTGGTACGGCAAGTGATGATAAATCAGCTTTACATGTAACTTTGTCAGGTGATCAACTTATTGTTGCTCAAAAATTCATGGGTACAGTTCCGATTGTATAATAATTAAAGGCTCTAGAATCGAATGGAGTGGTGAAAGATACACTTAATGTTTTTCATTCGATTCTCGACCTTCATATGTATTTCATTGATTTTCAATATGATAGAAAGATTAACAGCTAAAACACCAAAAATTATAAAAAAACTGCAAAGATTGACATTTGCGATTGGTTCTTTGGGAACTATTATAACTAGTCTTACAAGTCTTTATGATGTTTTGGTTATCCCAAATTGGGTAATATATTCTATCGCAACAGCGACAGTTATTAATCATTTAATACTACAACTTTTCACAGAGAATGATATTTAGATATTTAATAATTTTCATTTTAACTGTTAGTTGTCTCACTCCGAAACGCTATAACAGAATTGTTGATAAAGCTATTAAAAAAGGTTGGATAGACACAACATCCAAATCTAAAATTGACACGTTAATAAAAGTTGAAATTGATTCAATTGAAATCAAAAGAATAATAAATGAAACAATTTTAAAGGATACTTGTTTCAATAAAGAACAAAAATTTATTGGCTTTAAAAGTAATCCAGAAAAATTAAAAAAAGAATTATCAAAATATAAATGCTTATCTAAACCAATTTTTATAAATCAAAAAGGAATTAATTTTGAAATATTTCAAGACAGCATGGGAATGTTTAGAATTAAATTTGATTTACCAGCTCAAACAATTATCAAGAAACAAAATGAATTAAGTAAATTTGAAAAATACTTTTTGAATGTTTGGTTTTTATATTTATTTATAGGTTTACTCTTATTTGTAATTATTTTAAGGAAATAAATCAAACTTTTAAGTAATATTATTGTATAATAGTAGTTATAAATTTTTTAATCATAAATAAACCCTTCTGAATATTTTTTGGAAGGGTTTTTAATTTGCCACACCCAACCACATTTTAGATTCTCCGAATTCAAAGTACATTCTCATCATTATTGCATCAGAAAAATCTGGTGAATGTCCTAACAATATTTTTTGTTCATCTTTAGAATTGATTTTATATTTAGATTCATCTGATTTGTCACGTATCGATTTAAGTTCATTACTTATTTTAGATTTAATAATTTCTGAAATATTCATATCAATACTCCAATCCAATTTCGATAAGGTGAAATAACATTGACTTTTTAACATATCATATCTTTCATTATTTTTTGGTTTCGAATTGTTTATAAATCCAACAGCTTTAAGTATATCAACGACTCCACCACCAACACCATCTGAATCTATAACCACTTGATTTCTAGGTATTTTATATTTTTGCATCAACTCAAAAATTCTATTAGAAGTTTCTTTTATATCAACTCCATTCCATTGTTTTATATCAATAATTTTTAAATCTTCCCAAACACAAACGACTGTATTATCCTTTCCAAATCTTGCAACATCAGCACTTATGTAATATTTTTTATTATTTCTATATTCTAATCCGCTAAATACTTCTTCCAATTTATCATATCCAAACAATTGATCAGAACATGTATTGTAATTCCAATCACCATCTTCAAGTTTCTTTCGTTTCGATTCACTTAATAAACTTAAAGTTTTTTCATAATCTTTACCCCGAAAAGGATTGTAATAATTACCTGACGTATCAACATATTTAATTTCTTTCGGTAATTCATTTTTAATATAGCGTGTGTAGAAATAATCTTTCACCCAAGTATCAGATGGATTTCCAGTTATTAGCATTTTTTTATTTAATCCAAATTCATCTAAATATCTAATACGACTGTAAATAACTTCATACACATCTTTGGCAATTTCCGATATTTCGTCAATTAAACAAAAGCTAATCTCTAATCCACCAAACCGCTCACATTCTACGTCTGATGGTTGGTAAGCAAGTTCAATCAATAATATTTCCGAACCATTTTTAAAAGTAATTTTCGAATCAATATTATTAAATTTATAATCAACATTTCTTTTTAACCCGTATTGGTCACACACTTTCCAAAAAGTATTTAATGTAGTACTTTTTATACTTTTTAGTGTTTTTCTACACATAGCACCCCTTGAACCAGCGTGACAAAGTACATTTGTAAGTAACCAAACTGATGCTAAATAACTTTTTCCGCAATTGGCACGACCCAAATATGCAATAACCTCACTTGAATCATCTTTCAAATATTTAATTGCTTCTATTTGTTTTTTGTGAAACTCAATCTTTTTAATCATTCCAAACCATTAAATATTTTTCAAACAAAGCACTTAACACACTTATAAATAAAGCGTGATAAATATCAAATGTACATATCAAACCAAACCAAAAACCAAAACATGTTGTACATCTGAAAATATAATAATCCAAATATTTATCCTTAAAGTCAACCCAATAACTTAAATCAAATCTCCAACAAAATAAATTGGCAAACCAAGCCAAACCAATTAAACTAATATAACTTTCCATTTTTACACGATTTACAAATATATGTTTCAGGATTTTTTTTAAATTTATAATAAGGTTTTATTGAACAAAATTCATCTTTACAAACCCTGCAAATAAAATAAAAATTTGGATCTGGTTTAGATTCTTCTCTTTCCATTTCCATTTCATGTTCTTCCCAATCAAATGAAATTTTCGGATTACATATCAACCATTCATGTATTCTAATTTTTTCATCAACATCCTTAATCTTAGCTAAGGTTAACATTATTTCATAATTAGTCATTTTTAGGTTCGTCAATATTTTTAGGTTCTGGTTCAACAACTTCAACAAATTTAAATTCAGTTGTTTCAATATTCATAGCGGAAGTATTTATATTTTGCACGTTAACTTGCATTAATCTCATAATCATTTCAATTGCTTTTAGTCTAATAACAGCATTTTCATCATCAACCAATTCAAATAGAACAGTCATTATTTTTTCATTTGCAGCGTTCAATAATTCATTTGAATTTTCTTTCATTTGTTCTGAAAGTTTTTTAAATAGAAATTGCATATGATTTTTAGTTAAACCGTATTCATCTTTAACAATTTTAAATAAACTTTTTTGGTTATAACATTTTTGATAAATTAAATCATGCATTCTATTGATAATATTTTCATCTAAAGATTCAACAACTAATTGACTTTTACCTTTTTTAGCCATTTTTTTTCTTTGTAATTTTCTTAATTGGTTCTTCCTTAACCTCTGTATCAGGTATCTGTAACTCAACCATAAAGTTAGCCATCTCAAGTGCTTTCAATTCAGTTTCAAGTTTATTGATATCTCTTTTCAAACATGTTAAACAATAACTATATTTATAAGGTTTTTTAAATACCATTTCCCAAACCGAACACATTCTCTTACTGCTAATAGTTTTCCCACTTTTAGCATCTTCAACCAAACTTCTTATTTCTTCTATATTCATATTAATAGTTTACTCTTTACCTATATATTATATTTCACAACTCACATTTTTACACTTTAGATATTTAATATATAGATTATATGAAACCTAATTTAAACATCAACTGGAAAAATATTACTCTATCTAAATACTTAGAGTTTAGAAAGTATGTATCAAATAATATTGATAACAGATTCGCATTTATAGAATTTTTCGAAAATGTTAAATGTGAAAATATTCCAATCCTTCAATTAAATTTATTGATTGAAAAATATTCACATCTTCTTGAAGACTTTCAAAATGAGAATGAAGAATTTATTAGTTCTTATTTATTTGATGAATATCACATACAAAAAAACTTTAATCTTTTAAGTTTCGAGCAATGGGAAAATATGGATTCAATTCTTAAAAGAGATGAAAAAGATATATTTAGTAACATACATTTACTTTTGGCGATTTCCTGTCAACCTTCGAAAGATTATAAATTTGAAAATGCTCAAATATTAAGCGAAAAAATATTAAACACTTCAATGTACAATTTAATTCCAGCTATCTGTTTTTTTTTGTTCAAAGAAATCGAATCATCAAACAATATTCTTTCATATTTGAAGAAGATGGAATCGGAATCTTTGAATCAAATAGAGATTTATATGAAGCAAATAAGGAATTCTCTGAAATATGGGGTTGGTACAAAGTTCTTTACGATCTGTCGGACGGGAATATTCTACGTTTTAATGAAACTCTGGCTTTACAGATACAAGAAGTATTCACTTATTTAATGTTCACAAAACAAAAAACATTAATACAAAATAGATTTAATAAAAATGATTAAAGAAATAAACAAATTATTTAAAGATATTGCAACATCACATTTAATGATTAATTCATTTGAATCTGGTGATAATTTTGACATACAAAAGAAAGATAATATTTATCCACAATTATTTCTTGAAGATGATTCAGATACAATTAATTATATCAAAAATTATAAAAGTTATTCAGTTGCATTTTATATTTTTGAATTACCGAAAGAATCAGGATTTGATTACTTAGAATTGAAACATAAAATTGAATTAATTAATTCAGATATCATTCAACAATTATTCAGTTTACCTTCTGATATTTTTTATGAAATTTCAAATGTTGATTCAATTTTTTTAAAGGAATGGAGTAATGATAGTGTTGTTGCAATTAGAACACAACTAACATTTAAAGTTTTGAATCTTAATAATCTGTGTGAAAGTCCAATTTAATTATGAATAAAGAACTAGAACAAATATTTAAAATTTACATTGAATTGTTTAAATCAACATTGTTGTATTATGCGAGAAAATATGTAAATACAAAAACAAATACAGATACTTTATCAAATTCAGATATTATTAAAGACATGAAATTAAATGTTGAAGATGGAAGATTAAGTATAAGTATTTATAACTACTGGACAAATATTGAACAAGGTTCGCCAGTTGGCACTATTGTTCCTCATTCAGAATTAATTAAATGGGTGAAGAAAAAAAAGATTAATAATAATTTAAGTGTTAATACTTTTGCTAAACTTGCAGCCAGATCTATTAAATTGAAAGGCATCAGCAAAAGACCAATTTTCAGTTTAGCTTATGATTCAACATCTAAATATATCGATGAAGAACTTAATAAATATGTTGATAAAATAACAGATCAAATCTTAATAAAAAATTTAAAAAAGAAATAAGTTTCACATATGATATATCCAGACAAACTATTAAAAATTAATCATTTCAACCACGGTTTATATCCCAGTGGTAATCCTTTATATTTTATTACTAAAGCGGATAAATCAAATAACATTGATAATTTACCAGATTATTTTACAATTGATATTGATCTTATTTATAATACTTATAATCAAGATTTTGTTGATAGTCCTCAAAATATTTCATTTATTTTAAACGATATAACTTACAAAAATAATATCGTTATAAATTCAAGTAACACATTTTTAAAATCATCTGATTATGATACAGTAAAAAATTCAATTGAAAATTGTTTCAAAAATTCTGGTTTATTAAATGATTTTTCTGTCATTTTTAATTATTATGCTATTGGATATACTAATATAGGTATAGAAGCAATAATAATTAGTTTAACATCAAAAACAAAAGGTTTAGTTTATTTTTCAACTGATTTTATTTTAAACGATGATTTGTCTAATAACCAGACAAATCGTTACGAAAAATCTAGTGGTTTACCTTTTCCGGTACACAATAATACAATAGTGACTAATCTCGCAATTGGTGATAATGTTTCACAAGATGTGCAAGGATTTGAACACATTTTAAACATTTATAAAAATGATAATTTATTAACAACTTTAGCTAAAAAAGGTTTTGATCTTGCCGATTTTGATATTAGTCAAATAGTTGATAATTCGATTTCCAAATATAAACCAATTATAAATAATTATAATATCAATACAATTAAATATATTGAAAAGTTCAAATTGGAAGCATATCAAAAATTTGTTGATAAAAGTATTGATCCAAATAATAATTTTTCAACTATTCAAGGTAGTTCAATTACTTCAAATTTTTACGCAATCAAATCAAAAACCGATCTTTTTGAAAATTATAATTCCGTTAAATATGATAATATTATCAATCAAGGAACTGGAAGTTTAACCGATGAAGAATTATATCCAATCCAAAACGCTCAAGTGAATTTGGAAGGAGATTCGTATGACACATCATATTATAATTTATTGTTAACTAATCAACCAAAATATAAAGCTTTAAATAAAAGTTATGAAATAATTTGTAATCAAGTTTATTCAATTCAAGAACAAGGAAGTACTTTAAATGATGTTGTAGCATTTAAATTTTATTATAATGATAATACAACACAATCAGTAAGTTTAAATAATTTGAATTTGCACACGGGTGAATCGTATAGATACATTAATCAAGTTTGTTTCAAGGTCGATCATTTGAAAACTTTAACAAATCAAGATTGGAGTAACGTTACAAAGATAGATTTATTTATTGAAAATTACACATATCAAATTCAGAGAGATCTAAATGATTCAGATCAGGAAATTGATCTTTACAATGAATCAATTATTTATGATTTGATGACTTATTATATTGACAGAACAAATGAAACATGTAATGACACTTTAAGTTTAAATGAAATAGATTACACACCAATTGTATTTCTAAATTCATTAGGTGGTTTTGATTTGTTCGAATTTGGAGAAGTGCAAGAATTTAAATCAAATCGAAAAATTGAAACATACACAAGTCCTTACACTTTTCAAAGTAATAAACTTGATGATTTTGAAAAGATTTATGATATGAGTTATAATTCAAGTTATTTAATTAAATCTAGAACATTATCAAAAGAAGAATTTAAATGGTTGAAAGATTTAGTTCAATCGAAAGAAGTTTATATTTTAAAAGGTACTGATCTAGTGCCTATTATTATAAATGATATTAGTTATGAATATAAAATTAATGATGATAAAGGAATTAATCTGAGTTTCAATTATTCAAGACCAGAAAATATTTAATTGATTAAATTAGATTAGATAATGCTTTTTGATATGCTTCATGTGCTTCATATTCATCTGTGAAATATCCTAAATGTTTAAGTTTTCCGTGTATTTGAATAGTTGACTTCCATTTATTAAGTTTTTTATTTAAATGTACACCAATATATTTAGATGAAGTTTTATTTTTATCAATATCCTTTGATACGTTTTCTCTAACTGAAATCAATTGAAGATTATTTACATTATTATTCAATTTATTATTGTCAATGTGGTCAATAACTATTTTATATCCATTAGGTTTATGATTTAGAAAATGTGTGGCTACTAATTTGTGAATTTTTATATGTTTTATTTTTGAATTTTTATAAATATTCAAAACATAATATCCCATATCATTAATACATTTTTTTAATATTCTCTCTTTTGAAATCATTTTACCAGCACCCCGATTAATTATTTTACCACCTAAACTTTTAACATTACCAAATGAACTAATCATATAAAGACCTTCATAATCTTTAATGTCTTTCCAAATTTCAATATCTTCCATATACATTTTTTACTATTATACAGAAAAAATATAAAAAGTTTAAAATTAAGATTAATTTTTTAATATATAGACTAAACAAGTGATATAATGCGAAACATAAAACTTTTTATAGATAAGAAATTAGTTGATTTAGATTATAGTAATTTTAATATAGTATTAAATCGTGCTATATCAGACTTTAACGATTTGAGTTCACGAAAAGGTTCATACTCATTTACTTTTAGTTTACCAATAACTTCAACGAACCAAAAAATATTCAGATTTATTAATAATATTGATGTGGTTAATAAATTTAAAAAGGCTTCTGATTATTCAGCTCAGTTATATGTTGATGATAATCTAATATTTGAAGGAGTGTTCGTGCTTCAAAATATTGATAAGAAAAGATTTCGAGGAAATTTAAATGTAAAAGTTTTAGATGTTTTTAATTTAATAGGTGAGAAAAGTTTAAGGGATTTACAATTACCTGAGATTGATTTTGAAGGTGTTCAATTTTTATATGAAACTGCTGGTAACACTGATTATAACTATTCAACAGGTTCTGATTATATGTTAAATAAATCATTAGGATTTGATATGATGGCTCTTTTAAATGGATTTAAAAATCCTTATTATGGATTACAAAATACATCAATTGATTACAGAGATTATTATACTGTTTCACTTTTAAATTATTACAATCAATATATTGAAAATAGTGATAGTGTTGATAAACTAATTCCAAAATTTACTATTTATGATTTGATGCCAAACATTCGAATAGTTAAAGTACTTGAACAAATTTTCAAGGATGTTGGATTGAATTTAATTATTGAAAATGAATTATTAAACAATAAAAATATTTTGATGCCTTTTACGGGTGAAACATATCCTGTATTTAATTGGAAACATTTAGCATCTTTAGAAGTTTGTTCAGATCAAACAGCTTATGGTAATGCAACTACAAGTGTTGAAGCTATATTGTATTGGGAAAATAAACAAAGACCTGTTATTATTTCCCAACAAATATTCAAAAATTTACCAACTTTTAACCCTGATATTGACAATGACGTATATGGATTACAAACAATAACACCTCAAAGAACTATTAATCAATTCCAAGATAAAATATTTTCAAATGAAATAATTACAAATGGTTATACTAACACTGTTGATTTTATAAAAAAATCTGGTTTCAACGCAAGTAATCAAAATGTTGCGAAAAATTTACATTATATTCCAACTAATAAATTAAAAAAAGATCCTAATAATAATTTTAATATTTCAAGTCAAACTTTAAGTAATGATGTTGGATGGTCTTACACATGTCCAGTCAACGGAGATTATGAATTTGAAATTGAAAATAAACATGAGATTAGAGTTTTTAATTTATTGTATAAAGATACATTAAAAAATTCTAATAATTTAGGTGGTTATAATGATATTTCGTATGATAATGGTGAACAGTTTTATTATCAGAATTGTGTTATGTTTGTTAAAGAAGATGAATCAAGTGCTAATAATTTTTTTGGTGTTGATGATACAATGAAAAATCTAACTACACCTCAAAATAAAAATATTTATTATAATCATAACACAAAAAGATTATGTAATTTTAACGATGAAAATGTAATTGCTTTTTATCATCCAATGCTTAGAGATCTTCATAAAGGTGAAGGAAGTGATAAAACATTGGAAGAATATTTCAATGCTAAAGGTAGTATATTAAAAGAAACTAATACATATCCTAAAACTGATGACGATAGAATTAATTATTATGGATTTAATCTAGATACAACTATTTTAAATTATGAAAATAAAATATATGCAGCTAATTATCCTAGTTCAATTCAAAACACAAAAAAATTAGTACCTCTTAGAAATGATTTTGCATCATTAAATACACCAACTCCAAATGGTATTTCGAATGGTGAGAATGCTCAATATTCAAGAAGAAATTTTGTAATTGGTGAAAAAACTGCAAATGGTGTTGTTAGATTTAAATTTAAAACTAAATTAAAAAAAGGTGAATCTATTAGAATGTATTATTTAACATATAATGTTTTAGCTAATAATGCGGTAACTGATTTTGAATATCAATATTATAATGAACAATATCATTATTTTAATAAACAGATTAATTATAGTTTTGAATTTCCATATATGTATCTGAATGCGAATGAAATAAAAACTAATCCGTATGGAGATATGTATACAGATGATATAAATGTAAATTCATATAAAATAACTCCTTTGTTTGGTGATACAAAATTAAAACTTGCTAACTTTTTACCGAATATAAAACAAAAAGATTTTTTAACCGATTACATTAAATCAAATAATATTTATTTTGACATTAAAGATAATAACATAACATTTAAATCACGTCAAAACTTTTACAAAGATAAGATTCAGAAAGATTTAACAAATAATATTGATATAAATGATATCCAAATTGAAGCAACTCAATTATATGAAAAAACTTTGTTTGGTTTAAATCATTCTGTAACTGATGATTTAAGAGAAAATATAATAGCAACAAATCCAATTAAAAATTTTCAATTGGATAAAAATATTTATACTAACAAGACAACTTTAGATAACACATCTAAATTATTTGTATCTAGTTTTAAAAAGAATTTCAGATATTATAAAAATTTTGATGCAACTAATATTACAACAGTACCTGAAACAATTTCATTAATTAATTTAACGCAAGATAATAAGATTAATAATTTTAATTCAAATTTAGACAACGAAGCTGGTTTCAATACTTCAAACAGATTAATAATTGAAAGTGATAATTATTTCATGTTGAATTCAGTTGGTAATATTAATAAGATTAAAATTAATAAGATTAAATTTGAAACAATGAATGGTCTAAGATTTGATATACCGGTTATGAAAGTCAATTTACCAGATTTGTATTATGATAATGAAACTATTTTCAATAAATTGTTTAATGATCGTTTTATAAATTTGGAAGATTCAAGTATTGTTACATATCAATTATATTTAACTCCACTTGAATACTCCCAAATTGATTTATCTAAACCAGTCAAAATTCAAAATACGTTATACTATATTCAAGCTTTGAACAAATATAACGCTTTGAAGAATAATTTGTGTGAAATAGTTTTATTGAAGATTTAGTATTGATTTTTACAAACCAATTCACATTTTACACTTGAAGATAACAACATACATTCATTTCTATCTTCAAGTGTAAATTTATTATCTAGTTCAACATATTTATTATTAATCTTTCTAAATTCATAAATTGTTTCATTAATTCTAACAACTCTTACATCTTTATCACTTGTGACAACTGATGTAAATTCAACAATTGTTGTTTCATTTGAATAAGCTATTCGTTGATTTGGTTCAACTATTTCTTCTTTCTTTTTGTTACAAGAAGCTAATGAAGCTACAACTGCGAATACTAATACTATCTTTTTCATAATTTTTAATTCTTTAAATGTATTTATTAACTATAACGTTTAATCTTTTACAAAGTTACAAACTTTTTTGATTATTTTATCAAAATGATGTAATATTTAAAGTTTTATGTCAAAAAAGATTTATTCTAGATCTAGTCTATTTATATTTTATTCTATAGTCTATACTCGTATGCGCCCTATTTTTTAAATATTTTTTGATAACTAAACAAACAAAATCTATTTAATATATAGATTATAATTCAAATAAACTAATGTTATACAAAGATCAATATATTACTTCATTATACATTTACAGATCCAATTTTGATTTTCAAGGTTTGAATACTTATGATATCAAAATTATTTCAGATTTAACTAAACATGAAGTTGTATTAGATTATAGTATTGTTGAAACTGAAAACTTTACATCTATCACAATCAACACTGATCCTCAAATAAAAAATGGTGGATTTCACCAATTAATTATTTTTGATGGTTTAAATGAATTATACCGAGAAAGAATTTATATTAAAAAATAACTATGGGATGTTTTACAGATAATATTTACAATCTAAACTACTTAAATAATTGTAAGACTTCAATACAAGGTATTAAGCGTTTGTTTACAGCGGTTTATTCAGATGATGTTTATAAGTATATGATTATTCAAAATAATTCATTACAAAGCATTAATAAACCAATTTCATTTTTAGAATTAATTATAAATCAAAAGACTTGTAAGTATAATGAAAAGTATAATCAATCAACAAAGAAGTACGAACAAACATTTGAATTAGATTTATCGGCTTACGATCCAGAAAAACGATTAAGTATAGATAGTTTGTTGAAAGTTAAACAAATATTTATTATTGAAACGTTGAATGGTAAATATTTTATTTTTGGTGAAAAGAATGGATTGTTAAGTTATGAAAACGATTTCAATCTTCAAGATTCTGGTTATAACATTAAATTTAAAACTTCAAATGATTATGCGGCAATTGAAGTTTCAAAAAATTTCATTGATAATTTTTCCGGTAATTGTGATGATTTAAACGATCAAAATACCGGATCTATTTATTTTTGGCAGACCTACAGGGACTGTATAATTTATTAATTATTCTTTTTAGTTATTATTTCAATCATTTGGAATCTAACAGCTTCATGTATCATACTTGATATTTCAATCATGTCAACAAGTGAAATATTATTTGTATCAATTACACTACTTTTAATCAAAAGATTAATTTGATTTTGCATTTGTTCAGATGTAATTATTATATTTTTCATTTTAAATGGTTAAAGGATTTACAAATATAAACGATTATTTTAGATTTTAGTTACATTTAATTATATTATTTATTCTATCTCTATACTCGTATGCGCCCTATTTTTTGATAAATTATTTTAATATATAGAATATATTCAATATTTAACATGGCACAAAATTTTGACAAATTAATTAATATTAAAGTTAATGATAAAAGTTTAAATGAACTTGAATCAAGTATTGAAGATATTAATAAGGCTATTAAAGAGATTCAAACTAATGAGATAAAAGTTAATCAATCACTTGAAGAACAAATAGTACTTCAAAAACAAATAGAAGAACTTGAATCATCAAAAAATGAACTAACTAAAGAGAAGAATAAACTTGAACAAAAATCTTTAAGTAATTCTGAAAAGATTGCTAAAAATCTTGAAAATCAACAACAAAAAACTGAAAAATTATTTAAAGTTTCACAAGGTTTAACTGGTGCATTTGAAGCTGGTGCTGGTGCATCATTATTATTTGGAAATGAAACAGGTGCAGCATTAGAAAAAGCACAAGCAAAAGTTGTGGCTTTGATGGGAATTACTAATGGTTTAAAAGATGCAAGTGAAGGATTATCTAATGGTTTTCAATTAGTTTCTCAATCTATTCAAAAGAGTGAAAAGGCAACTAAAATATTTGGAGTTGTTGGAAAAGTTGCAATGTCTGGTTTGGGTATTGGTTTGATTATAACCGCTTTAACTTTATTAATAGCTAATTTCGATAAAGTTGTTGAAGTTGCTAAATCTTTAAGTGATGCAATTGGTTTAACGAAAATTATTAAATCTTTTACTGAATTTAGTGATAAAGTTGGTGGAATAGCTGGATTATTTGAGGTTGCAAAAGGAGCTGTTGTTGGATTTACAAAGGCTATATCTAACATATTTACTAAAGGTGATTTCTCTGGATTTGGTGATACAATTGTAAAAGAAACTGTAAAAGCAACTGAAAAAGCAATTATAGAAGCTAATAAAATTAAATTAATTAAATCTAAAGAAGGTGAACTGGAATTACTTAAACAAACTATTGATATTCAAAAAGCTAAAGGTGAATCCACTTTATTACTTGAAAAAGATTATATCAATAAAAGTTTAGAATTAAATAAATTAAAACTTGCACAAGTTGAAAAAAATTCAGAAGAGGAAATTGAATTAAATAAGGAAAAGAATGCTTTACTTGCACAACAAGAAGCTAATAATAAAGCTATTAAAGATGAGACATACGCAAAAAATTTAAAATTAATTATAGATACAAATAAGAAAGAAACAATTTTATTGAATGATAAGTTACGAAATCATCTTATTACAGAAGATCAATACAATGAACAAATTTATCAAAATGAATTAGTTTCGTTAAACAAACAATTAGATTTAAATAAGAAAAATGGTAAAGACACACTTGATTTAGAAGTTCAAATAAGTAATTTAAGACTTGAACATCAAAAGGCAGTCGATGAAAAAATAAAAGAATCTGCGATTGATCTTCATGATGTTTTCGCAAATCAATATCAAGAAAGATTAATCCAACTTCAAAACAATTATGAATCTGAATATGATTTTAATTTGAAGAAAACAGAATTGGATAGAAATTATATTCTAACAAGATTAGCACTCGAAAAAGAAGGAACGAAAGAATATTTAGCAGTTAAAAAAGAACTGAGTGATTTCGAATTAAATATAAAAAAGAAAGAAATTGAAAGATTGAATGGTCTTGATAAATATTATGCCGATCAAAGATTGAAAAGTAGTTCAGTTATTTTAAATAATGAAAAGAATACAATTAGTGAAAGATTGGAAGCTAATAAAACATATCATGATGAAAGATTAAAACAATTAGATGCTGAGTTAATTACTCTGGAAAATACCGGTCAAAAAGAAACAGCTTTATACAAACAAACAGCGGATAAAAAACTTGAAATTGAACAAGATTTCAACGCAAAAAACGATGATTTAAATAAACGTAGAATTGATAATGCGTTTAAAATTGCAAACGCTGGTCTTGAATTAGCAAGTAATATTAATGCGTTATTAGATCAACAAACTCAAAATTCTATTGATAAAATAAATGAAAATATTGAAAAATTAACTGAAACAAATGAAACATTTACAAATCAATTAGATGAATTAAATTCTAAAAATCAAGAAAGTTTACAATCTACAAATGATTTAGAATCTAAATTATCTGAATCACGTGGTTCAAGATTTAATGATTTGAAAGAAAAATTGGATAATGAAAAAATTATCAGACAAGAGAATCAAAAGAAAGAAGATGAACTAACTAAGAAGAAAATTGCAAATGAAAAAAAGATTCAAGATGAAAAAGATAAAATAGCTAAACTTGAATTAGAACAAAAAAGAAGAGGACAAGCAATAGCAATAACTCAATCTATTATTAGTACCGCACAAGCTGTTATAAACGCTTTAACTGTTCAACCAACACCTCTTGGAATTGTTCTAGCTAGTGTTGTTGGTGCTATTGGTGCAACTAACACCGCTTTAATTGCTTCTCAAAAGTTTGCTCAAGGTGGATTATTGAAAGGAAATTCACATGAAAATGGTGGTATTAGAGGAACTGGAAGGTTTAATAACATTGAAGTGGAAGGAAATGAATTTGTGGTAAATAAAAGATCAACGATGGCAAATTTACCTTTATTACACGAAATTAACAATTCTAACGGTAAACCTTTAAATAAATCAGGAATATTCGCCCAAGGTGGGCAATTACCTAATTTTGGAAATATAAGTACGATAAACACTAATGATAATATTCAAAGTTTATCAAACACACCAATTGTTGTTTCTGTTGAAGATATTAATTCAGGTCAAAGAAGGGTAAATGTAATTGAAAATAATTCAAGTTTCTAATATGTTAAATTTAAATGATATAAAAGCTATTAACAGTGCAATTAGATTGGGTACTCTCGTACAATTTGAATACTATCCAAATGTTACACCACCTAAAGGAATTTTTAGAGGTATACGTAAGGTTATACCTTTAGATATTTTCACTAAAAATGGTAAAAGTTATTTGTTTGCTTTATTTTATTCTGGTGTGTCAGCATCAAATAGTTCAAGTCGATATCGTTTATATTTAACTTCAAATATTTATGATTTAAAAAGATTGAGTAGTTCGGGAAGGGTTGTAAATCAAAGTGCTGTTGAAAAAGATTATAATTATTTAAAGATGAAAATGATTTTAAATAATGAGATTGAAGAATAGATATATAGAATAAACATATTTGTTATATTATGAAAGATGATGAAATATATTACTTGAAATTATATTTGAAAGACTTCTTTTATGATAAAGTTAAATACACGAAAAAGAATGATTACATATTTGAAAAGAAAGAAAATAATAATTATGAATATGTAATAATTTCAAACAATGAATTCTTTTGTACAAATGAAAAATATTCTTTTGAATCATATGAAGCATTTAAAAGAAAACAAAAAATAATTGATTTGAATCTTTAATTATTTATCAAGCCATTTAACAAATTTTTTCGAATAATGCCCAGCTAAAACCCCGAAAAATGAAATAATTACAGTGTAAATAACACCTTCGATTATGTGAAGACTTTGATGTTGTATAATGTGATAGATACCTGATAATAAACCAGTTATTCCACCAAAAAGTTCTTCTAAATGTGATTTAAGTTTAAAAAATAATTCATTCATATAAAAATTAATAAAATATTATTGGGAATTTATTTGGTATTTTTTTATCTGAACATTTATCCCAAGAAGGATATTCAGTTGTGTGACTATCTAAAAATATTTTGATCTCATTAAGGTAAAAGGTTGCTTGTTCTAAAGTAATATCACGTACAAAAATCATATCGTTTCTACTTATAATACTTCCATTATTTGAAGTTCCGCTCAACGCACCTTTGTTCATCCATCTAAATAAAATATCAACATAACTACAATAAGCTGCATATTCAGCATGTGCTTTTTGAATTAAAACTAATAGTTCTGAATCAATTAAAGTTAAAGTATTTGTATCAATTGCATTTTTCAAATATGAATCTATTTCAACACCTAAAAATTTAGTGATGTAAATATCTTGTGCTTTAACTAAATTTGGCATTAAAGTATCAACATCAACATTTTGAGATATGTTAGTATTTTCAGTTAAGTATTGCGTATCAATGTATAGAGTCATATTAAGCTATTTGTGATTTTTTATATGTTGGATCAAAAGGAATTATTGAATATTTATCATCTGAAAATCCAGCATATTTCAATATTAAATTCATATTCTTTTCAATTAGATTGTGATAATTTTCAATTGTTGTGTTATAAAACACTTGCCATGCAGTCATCAATTCTTCACCATTACTGAAAATACTTGAATTATTAGAATTAATTCCTATTAGAGCAGGACTTGTAATATTATGTGAAGTAATTATATTATTTTTAGCTTCATCTGAACTATTCATGTAAATATCAACAAGATTAGAAGTGTTTAAAGATTCAATTTTAGGTGCTAATTCGGAATTTTCTGGAAAAGCTACAATAATTTTAGCAGAATTTTCAGATCCAGTATATTCTTTTTTAAATGTTTTAGTATATTCTTCTTTTTGTTCATCAGTGTAATTACCGAAAAATGTAATAAGACTTGAAGGAATAAAATTATTAACGGCACTTGATAAATGGTGTTTACTTATTTCATTTTCACAAGCAATCCAATTTAAAGAACTTGAATATGAAGGTTGAGGATAAACTAAACTTTGTGAATTATAAACTGAAATGTATAATAATTCTTTTGTTCTTTTATAATTTTTTATTGGATTGCCTTTTGAATCATTTGGAATTGTACCGAAAGCTTGAATAACTTCATAATCATTTGAATAGTTTAACCAATCTGAATTATAAAAATATTGATTAACCTCTCCATATTTATCTGGTTTTGAAGCTCTTACATTTTGAAAAGGTAGGAAATTTATTTCAACTATTAAACCAGCTTTAGAAAATATTACTTCCAAACAATAACCATTAAAGATTGCCAAACTATTTGCAATCTTTTCAAGCAAAGAAGAATTAGAAGTTTCATAATCAACTGATTCCAAGAAAGTTTTAGCACCTTCACTTAAATTAGTGTTATCATAACCTTTTCCCGATATTGAAATTGTTTTCAAATTTAAACACGCTTTATGTGTCGTACTTTTGTTTTCAAATTCTAAAATTTTATTTGGAAAAAGATTATCTAAACCAAATTTTACGTAATCTAAATGTGAAAATTTAGTTATTTCGTTTGTGAATGTTGGTGTTTCAATATTTGCAAATTTTACAATATTTAAATTATTACTCATAGTAATTAATAGCTTATAATATCTATATATTAAAAAAATAATATATAGATTATACATTTATTTAATTATGTTAGAATACGTACAGGTTGGGATTGATACATTTGGTGAAGGTTTTGAAGTTTTTAACAGAAATACCGCCAAACAATTTATAAATTTTGAATATCAAGCTGGTAATTTAATTATTACGAAAGATGATAATTCACAAATTGTTGTTGGTATACCCTTAGATGGGTCAAATAGAATATTAACAGAGGTTGGAACGATTACGTTGGGAGTTAGTCCGGGTTTCAACACAACTATTACACCTTTAACATATCAATATAATTCAAATATTTACAATATAACTGGAACAACTAGTTTTGATTTAACTGCTAACAATACTTCTTTAAATCGAATAGATATTTTATATGTAAACGCAACAACTAACACAATTCAGAGAAGATCAGGTACTGCTAGTTTAACACCTGTAATGCCAAGATTATATTCAAATGAAATTTTAGTTGGTGCAATATATCGAACACCTTTCAATGCTTCTGCTGAAATTATTTATAGTTGTTTTCAATCACAACAAGACCAAATAATGATTAATAAGGGTAAATCTGTAAGTAAATTAGATGATTTAAATGATGTTGCCATTACAAACCCTTCTGATAATCAAGTACTTGTGTTTGATTCAGTTAATAATGTTTGGATAAATGAAACTTTAAATATAAATGCAACTTTTGATTATGTTAGGGCTGGAACAACCAATACAAAGGTAGGTGGATATGAAGCTGGTCAAATTCCAAATTTTTCAGATTTAAGACTTTTAATTGATGAAATGTTATACGATTATATTGAACCTGTTACTGGAATTAACACACCAACACTACTTTTTGAAGCTGGTTATGCAACTGACGTATTAATTAATTATAATATTGTTTTAAATAGTGCTACACTTAGTACAAGGTTACTTTATCATAACAATGTGTTAACAATTATACCACCTTCGAATAATGGGAGTTATAATTATACAAACTTAACTTATCAAAATGCTTTAACAGCAACAGATAAATATACACATTCTTTCACATATGCAACTGAATTTGATGATTCAGACCCTCAAACGGCAAGCATAGAAATTAATTTTGTAGGTTTAAGTTATTACGGATCTCTTTCAGTTGGTTCTGTTATTCCTTCAAACATTCAAAATTTAACTTATGATTTAAAGTTAAAAGGCAATAATAATGATTTAATATTTAATCCTAATTCAAACAGGATTGTATATGCATACCCCGATTCTTTTGGAAATTTAATTGATATAATTGATCAAAATGGGTTTTCAGTTTTAAATGTTTTCACCTACCAAACGATGAACTTTATTTTACCTGATGCTTCGACAATGGCATATAAAGTTTATGTTTTAAATGCAAATACAACACAATCAAATTATAAACTCAGTTTCATATTCTAAAAATATTTATATTAAATCATGTTAAATAAACTAAAAAACAATTTCACATTTCCATTCTTTCTTTTGAATTTATGTTCAATAATAATTTTGATATTGCAATACTTTGAAAGTTCTGAAAACTTTTATATCATATTAGCTACATATTTAACAATTTTAATTGTTTGGTTGATTGGTTGCTACAAACAATTTAAGGCTGATTGATAAGCATTTGAAGCATCTATTTCATTTTCGAAATATCCTAAATGTTTCAACTTTCCGTTTATACGAATATTAGATCTCCATTTATTAGATTTTTTAAACCAACTGACACCTGTGTATTGAGATGATCCATCTTTTCTATCTTTTGAAGAATTTAACCTATTTGAAATCAATTGAAGATTTGAAACGTGATTATTTAATTTATCATTGTTTACATGATCCACAACTATTTTATAGCCACATTGGGTATGATTTAAAAAATAAATAGCGACTAATTGATGAATTTGAAACGTTTTACATTTACCATTTTTGTATAAATTAATAACATAATATCCGTGAGAATTAATTCTATTTTTCAAAATTCTTTCTTCCGAAAGCATTGTACCTTTACCTCTTCCAATAATTTTACCAGCTAAACTTTTCACTCTTCCAAACGAACTAATCATATAAAGACCTTCAAAACCTATTACATCTTTCCAAACTTCAATATCTTCCATACTTTTTTTTAATATTATACAGAAAAATTTTAAAAAGTTTGATATGCAAATCTGTATAATATATTTTTAATATATAGAAATATAAGCTATTTAAAATTTATGCCTAACTATCCAGAAGGAAACATCAAACTTATAAGTAATTTCGAACTTAACATATCTAAAAGTTTAGATGCTAGAGAAACCGTTCAATTTTTTTCGGAACTAGATGATATAACATACAAATATGATGGGCTTATTTCATACGTTTCAAGTGAAAAAAAGCATTATTACTATAATAGTACAACGAATGTTTGGACTTTAATCGGTCAAGGAGTTCAGATTGATGATAATAACAGTTCATTAACAACTACTTATTCATCATCAAAAATTGATTCAAAATTTACAGCAATTGGAAGTGGTTCACCTAATGAATTAACTTTCATGTTATCTAATTCGACTAGTGATATATTAAACTATAACGATTTAAAAGAACTTAGTACTTTCACTAGTTCAACATTGGGAACGGCTTCATTAGCTTCCGCAACATTAAATACTGAATTACTTATTAAAAGTTTTTCAACCGTTGTAAATAGTCCAAATCTAGTGTTAATACCTTACGGGTTATTCACTATAAATTTTCAATCTCAAAAGACAAATGGTGCTGGTGGCAATTCGTATTTGATACGTGCAAAAGTTTTCAAAAGAAATTTAGCTGGTGTTGAAACTTTAATAACAACAACAAATGATACAACCGTTACAACTGCTAATACGTTGATTAACAACACAATATATGCAAATATAAATACACCTGTCACACTTCTAAATACTGATAGAATAGTTGTAAAATTTTACATGGTTATAACAGGGGGTAACACAACGGTTGATATTTATTTTGACGCAAATACTCAATCAAGATTTACCCTCCCTTCTGTTCAATTGACAAAAACTTATGTTGATCAACAAGACGCTTTGAAACAAAATCAATTGAATGGAATTGGATTTGTAAAAGCAAATGGAACAACTATTACATATGATAATTCAACATATCTAACTGGTAATCAAACAATTAGCTTAACTGGTCAAGCAACTGGTTCTGGAACTACTAGTATACCTATAACTCTTGATAATAATTCAGTTATTTCAAAAGTTTTAACTGGACTTAGCACAACAAGTGGTACTGTTTTGGCAACTGATAGTATTTTAACGGCAATTTCAAAATTGAACGGTAATAATTTAGCAAGTGTTACTACGAATATAAATTCATTTAAAAATTTAACTACTTATCAAAACGGAACTACTTATATCATAACTGATGCCGATGTAAATTTATACGGTGGAACTGAAATTTATTTAACAAGTTCAAATAACGGTATAATAAATGGTTCTGGAATAGGTAAATTTTACAATCCTAAATATGCAAATTATCAAATATTTAAAGGTTCAATCTCACATGTGATTGGAAATAAATGTATTTGGGGTGGTAAAGTTTGGATAAATGTAACTGGTGCTTTAGGTACTGTTAATGATTCATATACTCTTTCAAATGCTTGGACTGCAATAGCTTACAATTCAACTGATTATAATTTAGTTTATAATGAAATTAAATTTGACATTCAAAACGATTTAATAACTTATCGTAATGAAAACAATAATAACATAGTAAGTTTTTCAAATACATTTAAAAGTTATTTCGGCTTACATCCTATAAAGGCATTCAAGTGGGGTAATGAATATGATTCAAATACTCAAACTGGAATTGGATCACAAAATATAATTGATTCATATAACGAAAACGTAAATTTTGATGGTCAATATCAACGTAACGTTACGATGACCAATTATTCATATCAAATGAATTTGAATTTTTACACTGATTGTTATCAAGATGGTATCATTTTAAATAATTATTCATATCAAACTAATCTTGCGTTTACAAATGGATCTTATCAGTTTAACATACATTTAAATAATAATTCATTTCAAAATGATTTAAATTTTTACAATTTCGCTTATCAAGACACTTTATATTTTAATAATACTGGATATCAAGAAGGTCTTGACTTTCAACTAAATGCACATCAAAATAAATTAATATTTAATTCTGGTAGCCAATTAAATTTATATGCTAACGATAAAAACCAAACTAATTTTGAAATTGTTAATTATCAGTTTGATAGGTTAGGTTTTAATTTAACTACAAATGAAGTATTTAAAAAGTTTGAAGGTAGTTTAACAGTTCAAACTGATAGCACATATGATAAAATACTTGTTAAAAAGAATAATGAAATAAAAGAATTAGCACTTGCAAATTTAGGTGTAAGTACTAAAGATTATGTTCAGGAATATGCAAATTTAGCTGGTTTTCCCGTTACGGGAACAAGTGAAATTATTTACATTGCAATTGATACAAATTTGTTATATCGTTGGGATTCAAATGTTTACGTTTTGGTTGGTGGTTCAGGTTCTGGAAGTGCAATTACTTTAACAACAAACGGTTCAAACGGTTCAAGTACTTTAATTTCAAATGTTTTAAATGTACCAACTTACACTTTAAATGGTTTGGGTGGTCAACCAATTTTAAACGGAAATGGTTTTGTTAAAATATCAGGTACAACTATTTCATATGATAATAGCACTTATTTAACAACTATAACAGGAACATCCAATAGAATTTCTATTACATCTAATAATATTGATATTTCAAGTCTTTATGTTGGTCAAACAAGTATAACTACATTAGGAACAATAACAACAGGAACTTGGAATGGTACTTCAATCTCAGATACTTATATTAGTTCTGCTAGTGTTTGGAATGCTAAACCAACAACTACTTATGTAGATACACAAGATAAGAAATTCCAATTTAAATTAAGTTTCAATAATGGAAGAGTAATTGAAGATTATTGGATAGATGGTGGTACTATAACATCACTTAGCTTATCAAATGGTATTAGTGTATTAGAATACTCTATTGACAATGAAGCTAGTTATCAATCTACTTACCCCGTTGTTATTTCAGCTAATACAAGAATATTTTGGCGATGCACCTTTATTGCATCTAGTTTTACTGGTTCAGCTAATTTAAAAGGATCTTATACAAATACTATTTAATTGATATGGCTAATTGGAAATATGTAACAGGGAGTGTAGTAAATGGTATAACAATTGCATCCGTAGCAAATGAACAAACAAAGCCTTCCAATGCTTGCTACATCGCAAAATGGGGAAATAATACAACAGGGAACGGAAGTAGAGATAGACCTTATCTGACTATAACGTTTGCATATTCAACTATAGGTGTGAATGTTTCTCAAATTTTTGTGATAGGATCTGGAGTATATAGAGGAGAATCAATAAATATTGCAGGAAATGCCACTAGCGCATCAAAAACATTTGTTGGAGATGGCTTCGTAGAAATAAATGGAACTGGACTTAATAATTTCTTCACTGATTATCTATTTCTTGATGTTTATGTGATGTTTATAGACATAATTTTTAAAAATTATGTACGTATTGTGGAGAGTAATTTTTCTGGTGGCGGTTACCCAAAAGGATCTGTAAATTGTAGGTATATTAATACTTCAACAGATATTGTCATGGGGAGTTCTATCATAAATAATACTTTTATGGGTTGTAGTATAGTTTCAATCGAATTTGGAGGAAATTTTCAACCTTCAAATTTTTCTAAACAAATAAGAAATAATACTTTTGTAAATTGTAAAAATGTATTTATAGGTAAAGGAACTAACAATTCTAGCCCTACATATACAGTATGGGCAGAAATCTATAATGTATTTAAAAACTGTAATATACAATATCAACAAGCAACTTACACAGATTACAATTTATATCATAATTGCAATTTCCGTTTTAATAACACTGCTGGTACACAACCTAGTTTACTTCCAGAAGATGCAGGAAATACATATATCCCGTCTGGATGGATTGGTAATCCTACAGGATCTAGACCTACTACTCCAGCAGCAATTCAAGCTGGACAAGTAGCAGCAGGTTTTGCTGGAAAAGGATTTGCTAATTCCATCGTTCAAACTGATTACCCCACAGACCCAAATTTTAACAATATATCATTATTAGATTTTACATTAAAACCTACTTCACCAGCTAGAAATTTAGCCTATGAAGGAACTTTTGTGGGGGCTAAATCAGTAGGAACTCCTTTAAAATTTAGACTGGTAGAAGGAAATGGAGATTGGTTAAATAGTGCATCAAGCAATTTAACTATCATAGACGATTCAGCTACACTTACAAATTCTGCTAATACTGCTACAATTGAATCAAATGTAGTTGATTTAGGAAAAGATAAAGTCCTAAGAGCTATCTCAATGTTAGGACTTTTAGGAGATAGGAATGGAGAGTGGGTAGATTCTTCAACTGATTTAGATTCTGTGACAACAGCCTCAGGTTCTAATTTGCTTATAGCTAATCAATCGTATGTAGTTGAAACAGGAACTATTACCTATAATAGTGTTCTTTATCAAGTAGGTCAAAAATTTGCGGTAATATCAGGTACATTAGATTATACTCCTACTGGTGGTGGTGTTGTTAGAAGAATCATAGAAGCACCAAATAGAGTTTGTTATGAGATGCGAATATCTTCTATATCTGCGGTTGATTGTTCAGCTCAATCATATTTCAAATACGAGTTTGAAGTACAACCTACAGTAAATAGAGTAGGGAATGTAGGATCTGGTGCAATAACTTTAGGTAACGGAGAGATTACTTTTAACAGAACTCCTGCTAATGTATTCTTAGTATCTGCTAGATGGATTCAAATCAGATTGAATGTTCAAAATAATAACTTAGTTTAACTGATATGAAAGTAAATGTAGCATCTGGTCAAATACAGAATGGCTCTGTCTATGAAGTAGCTATAACAGGTACAGTTACTTACAATTCAGTTACTTATAATGTAGGTCAAAGATTTACTGGAACTTCCACAACTACCTATGCCGTATCAGGTAGTCCAGAAGTATATCAAGTACTAGTTTTACAATCTCTAAATTTAGAGGAAATAATAAGGGGTGATGATATTGAGTATCCTGAACGAGTTAAAATACAAAGTATAGCGGTTGAAGAAGTATTAGAAACTTCTTTTAGTGATAAAATAAATCTGTTCGGAATAACTATAGAAGAACAATTAGATGCAGGAGGGCAAATTATCTGGATAAGATAATATTTATTCTGTTAATTCAAATAAAGCGTTATTTACAATCAGATTGTAAATAACGCTTTATTTGAATTTTTATTTGGGTTACAACTCGCCTAATTTTTTCTTCATCTTTCGTAAATGGATTGTCTCAAGCACAATACAGAGAGGGTATTTATCAAGAGGATACTTATAATAATAAAATTTAATATATAGAAAAAAGGACATAATAATATGGATATAAGAGTTGATTTAAATAAAACTGGATATTTGGGATTAGACGAAGAATTGAGATGCAAAGGATTTAGGTTAAATATTGACGTTAATTCAAACATAACTTCAATTGATTTTTATTATTCGTTGTGTGTGAAAGGTTTGAATGATGAACTGATTGAAACAAGTACACATGTTAAAAATTACACAAATCAAAATTTGAGACCAGTTTTGGATAATGAGGGTAATCCCGTAATGGAAACCATTCAAGGAAGTCAAATATTTGAAACAGTTGAAGTTCCTTTGCTTGATGAAAATAGTGATCCTGTTTTAGATGGTGATGGTAATCCCCTAACTGAATTGGTAAGTCAACCTGTTTTGGATGGTGAAGGAAATCCAACTTATAACACTGTTAATCAACCTGTTATGGTCGGTGTTATTTCTCACTGGTTGGAAGCAATTGGAAATGATATAATTTTACCCGACTTGCAAGTAACTTTGAATTCAATATCATCTTTATATTTATAACATATGAAGTGCCAAATAATTTTAATTAAAAATAATTTCAATTGGTTGAGACCGTTGACTTATTTAAGTTGGATAATTCGAAAAGTAACTAAGTCAAATTGGAATCACGTTGCCATGTGCTATTACTCTGATGAATTGAAAGAATATATTGTTTCTGATTTTCAATCACATTACAAATTTAGATCATTAGAAATTTGGAATAATGAAAATAACGACAGAGAATATATTATTAAAGATATTGAAACTGATACGGATTCAAGTTTTATAAAATATGAAACTTTTTTCGGATCAAAATATGATGGTTATGAATTTCGTAAACTTATTTCACATTTAACTTTTATCAAATTAGGGTTTAAATTATTTCCTGAAAATTCAAAAAGATTCATATGCAGCGAGTGGGTATATTATCTAATAAAAGGCAAAGGATATGAAAACAATTTTAAAAGTCCAGAAGATATTTATTTAGAGTATTTCATTTAAAGCTTTTTGATATGCTTCACTTGCTTCAATTTCATTATCGAAAGATCCTAAATATTTTGATTTTCCGTTTATTCGAATGTGTGATACCCATTTATTATTATTTTTATTCCAAGAAACACCTGTAAATTTAGATGAACCCTTTTTCTTATCTTTTGAAGAGTTTAATCTGGATGAAATCAATTGAAGATTTGAAACATGATTATTTGTTTTATCATTATTTAAATGGTCAACAACTATTTTAAAACCATTTGGAATGTGTCCTAAAAAATTAATGGCTACCAATTTATGAATTTTAAATGTTTTTTGTATAGAATTTTTACATAAATTAACAATATAATATCCATTTGAATCAAGATTATTTTTAAGTATTTTTTCTTTTGAAATAGCACCCTTTCCACCAATTTTACCACCCAAACTTTTTACCCTTCCAAAACTACTAACTTGATACAACCCCTCATAACCAATAATATCTTTCCAAATTTCTAAATTTTCCATATAATAATATTTAATAGATACTATTATATGGAAAAATTCAATAAAGTTTTATGATAAAAAATATTTTAAACGATTTACTTATTAAAAGTATTCCTAATCTTCCGAATCGAAAAACAATTTCAAAAATAAATTATTCGTTATATCTGCTAACTCTTTCAAATGACGAATTTTACATTGGATATACTAATGACATAAATCGCAGAATTAAAGAACATTCAAAAACCAAAGATGTTTTATCATATGATGTTTTATTTAATTGTAAAAGTAAAAGTAACGTAAAAATATTAGAGACTTTTTTAATATTAAACGTGAAACTTTTCCATAAAAATATTATTTTAAAAAATAAACGTTCGGAAATGTGTCAATATTAGCATAAAATGAAAAACCCTTCCAGAATATCCAGAAGGGTTTAAGAGTTACAAACCAATAATTAATCTTAACCAAAATAATTTAATAAATTAATTGAATAAACAACTTTGTTTGAATCAATATCATCGTAATCATACAACTCACCAACTTTCATTTGCATATCATCAATATCATCTAAATATACATCTATATCTGAATCATTTGACACTTCAATTATTTTTTCATCAACAATATTAAATTTGAATATTTTTTCCTCATCTTCAATTTCAACTGGTTCATCTGAACATTCTGTAAAATAAAATTTATTATTAAAATAAACACCTGATATTGAATCACTATCAGCAGAAATATATATTTCCTCATTTTTCACATATAAATTTGATTCATGAAATAAATTGGCGTTGTGTTCAAAACAAATTATATCAACTTCAAACTCGACTTCACCGCTGTAATTCAACCAAACTGTCACCGTATTTTTATCACCTTCAAATGATATTTCTGGATCATGTTTACTTTCAAATGTATCTTCATTGAAGTTATCTTCAAATATTGCTTCTTCGTCAAATCTTAATTCACAATAATGGAATTCATATTCAACTTTATTTATGTTGTGATAAACATCTTTCAAATGATTAACACATTCTTCAATGTCTTCAATAGTTTCAGCATCTGGTAATGAATCTAATTCAAATTGTGTTATATCTTCTTCACCTACAAATGTGAAACAATACGTGTTTTTATCATCCTCATATTCAGTTAACAATTCAACATCTGAAATTGTTGTGATATTATTATTAAACATATGTTCAATAATTTCCAGATATTCACCACTGATACAATATTGTTGATATTTAGTGAGAGTAACGTCAGCTTTAATGTTAATAGTTTCCATATTATTATCGGTTATATTTATTATTATTTATTAAATTTCAAAAATGGTTTTTAGTTAAAATATTTTGATAATCTTCAATTTCCTTCTTCTAAATTTTTCATATTATTATTGGTTAATTATCCGCTTCGTTGCTGACAATACAAAGGTAGTTATTTATTTTTAATGTGCAATAGCTATAAGTGAAATTCTTGGTTAACCCCTATTTAAATCTTTTGGTGCAATCCTGTGATTTGGATCTTTATACAGTTCTTTACCTTTAAATTTCATTTCTAACGTGTTATCTCTTTTAAAGCATAGATGTGTTTCAAAGTCAATTAAAACGTCTTGTTTTAGATATTATTGATTGAAGATTAAATTATTGATTAAACTTTTGAACGCCTTACAAGCAGTCGGATAAACTTCAAAACTCAAAACACCATTTGAATTTTCAACGATCTTCAAATATGTTTTACTAACTAGACTATATTGTGAAGACTGTTTAACGTTCAAACCAATTTCAATGATGTCGTTAATTTCAAACGAATCCAAAACTTTTTTAGCAATTATAAAAACATCATCCTTTCTATATTCAATCAAAGTGTGATCGAAAAAATTTCTGTTTATTGAAGTTGTTGTTTGATAATCAGAAAGTTTTGCCAAATAACTATATGTTCTGCCTTTCATGTTTCTTTCTTGTTTGAACGGATTCAAGTATTCAAGAAAATCATTTTCAAACGTTTTGATGTTTAGAGTCTCCATATTTAGAAGTTTTTATGTCCGCTTCGTTGCTGACAATACAAAGGTAACTATTTATTTTTGATATGCAATAGCTTGAAGTGAAAATATTGGTTAACCCCTATTTAAATCTTTTGGTGCAATTCTATGGTTTGGGTCTTTCAAAAGTTCTTTACCCTTAAATTTCATTTCTAACGTGTTATCTCTTTTAAAACATAGATACCCTTCAAAGTCAATTAAAACGTCCTGTGTGTCAATTTTGATACCTTCTCGAAGCTCTTTAGATGTTGCAAGGTGGGATAATATAATGATGTTGTCTTTAGTAAGTAAATACATAATATAATAATTGTTAAGTTAGTATTATATAAGATAATTAGATAAAGTTGTATTTTGATATTTGAAAAGATTTGTTACGGGCATAAATGCCAGATTTCGCTGTCGCTCATGTAATATTTATTATAGATTTAAACATAAATTTACAGTTAACTTATTGATAATCAGTAGTTATATTCTTTTAATGTATGTAATATTGATGTAATATTTTAAAGATTTATGTCAATAAAAGTAGTCTAATTAGATTACTATCACTATCTTTCTTTCTATTATTACACAAACCAAAACCAAAAATATAATATCTAATAGAATATAATTATAAAGGATATAAAGAACGAAGTTCCTTGCTTGAACGAAGTGATAGCATGAAATATAGTTTGTTTTGTTATAAAAAAATATTTAAAAATTTAGGGCGCATACGAGTATAGACAGTATAAGATAAATATAAAAAATATAAAAATCTTCAAAAAAATATTTAAAAATTTAGGGCGCATACGAGTATAGACAGTATAAGATAAATATAAAAAATATAAAAATCTTCAAAAAAATATTAATGACGAAGTCCTACCCCTCAATGGGGTCGAAATAATAATTTTTAATAATTTAGGGCGTTGATATTAGAATAGTACAATTTTCATATAAATATTTAAAGAATTTTTAAATTCGATAAAACTTTCACCTAATTTCTTAATATATAAGATATGAGAGAGTAAAAGGTAGCTGAAATGTTGCAACCTAAGTAGGCTACCAACTTTTTAATTCTCTCACTAATATTCTCTCATTTTATTATATGTTAATTCCTTTACACTTACACGATTATTTACTAATCCAACAAAAAATAGATTATAAACTTACTCAAAAACTTATCTGGTTTATATCATTTTTAAACAATTGCCGATATACAAATTCCAAATATGAGTTAGATTCTGAAATAGAAATTCCGAAAACTTTTATTGAAACAATGCTGACAAAGGCAGATTATAAAAGAGTGCTAAACAAACTTGAAAATGATAGTATAATCAAAATAAATCACAATTATCAATATTATTCACATTTAAGTAAAGTATCATCTATCGATCAATTTGGAAATAAGAAATTCGGAAAATGTAAAACATATAAATTTGTTGATAGTAATCCGTTATCAAGTCGTTTTTGGTATAATCAAGGCGTTAAAAGTATTAACCCTATAACTAGCACCAAACTTGAACTAAAACAGCTTAAAATGCGTAATAAGGATGCAATATTTTTAAATGATTTATCTAACATCACGTTACCAAAAGATTATAATCCAACTTTTGAAGACATCACAGATGAAAATGAATTGTTTTATAACCTCAGACAAATTGAACAAATTGAAAATATTAAAAATGGTAATCATTACGCAATCCGTGACAATTATGGAAGACTACATACATCATTAACAAATATAAAAACAATACATCGTAATAATCTAATATTTAAAAATATTCCAGAATTGAATATTGAAGGACAAACCATTAAAATTGAAAACAATTCAAAAACGGAATCTGTTGATATTGTATGTAGTCAAATGTATACTTTTATACTTGTACTTATTAAACATTTTCCATACTTGAAAAACAGTGAAGAATTAAACAGATTGTATAAGTTGGTTATGGGTAGTGCTAAAGATAAAACCGATATTTATTCACATATTCAAAAATTGGCTAAACTTGATCATCTTACTAGGAATGAGTTCAAACCAATGGTATTTGGTAGGTTGTTATATTGCAAAAAATATGATAATTACAGTGAAGAAAATATTATAAATAATGTATTCAGAAATGAATTTCCAATCATTCACGAATGTATGTTAGATCTAAAATCTGGTGATTATACCGCTTTACCGAAAATGATGCAGAAGATGGAATCAGATTACATTTATAATGATATTGTACCAATACTTAGACAACATAACATCCCATTCTTCACAGTCCATGATGCCGTTTATTTTCCTGAAAATCAAACACTTAAAACATTTATTGAAAATATATTTAAAAAAGAATCAAGAAAATTTGGATATTTAATTAATGTTGCGTAATTTCACAAACTAGAATAAAATGACTTTTCAAATTTAATAGATATATCATGCAGACGTTAAACGAAGAACAAACAAATTTTCTATCATTCATTTCAAAACTAATTGAAAATGATGGAGTATCCATAATTGATTTCGATCAAAACAAAGATTTAGCTTTTGATTATAATAAATATTTAACTGTTAAATTGTTTGATAAAAAATTTAAACATGGAAGTCAGTTTAGAAAACAATTAATAGATTACGCATATTCGAAAGAGTTTATGATGTTTGGTGATTACAAATTGAAATTTTATAAGGAAATGACCAGACATGAATATTTAATTGTATATGTATACAATTCGATGTCTGATATTATGTTATTTGAAACAAAACATTTTCAAGAAATGACATTAAAAAAATTTCACGATGAAACTGGTGTAAGGTTATTCCCTGAAAAATCTGGAAATTGTAAAATAATCTTTCAAGATGGATTTGAACGTAAAATGAAGATTAAAAATTTAA